TAATTAAAAAAAACTAATTTAAAATAAAAAAATTAATCTTAAATAAATAGTATTTAAAAATCGTATTAAGTTTAAACGAAAAAAAATCGTATTAAGTTTAAAAGCGAATGGGCTCTTTCTAGGGAGAAAGATAGAGAAAGAGTGATGAATGAGTTAAATGTATATAAATTTTATAGCTGTACATTTTGCTTTTTAGATAGTAGCCTACGGAAAAAATATAAGGAGTATCTTATGATTTTAAAAATAACAAATAAAATTAAAAGTTTAGTGTCTTGGCTTAAATCTTTTAATGTGTGTCAATATATACCTTTTTCTTCAAAATTATGGAAAGACGGAATGTGTCCTATATGTAAATCAACTAGCTGGAGCTGCGGAATAGTAATAGCTGTTATTATAGCATTAATCATTTTTCTTTCTTAAATTACCGAATTAAATTATTGGAAAAAACTTTAGATTTTATAACAGTGAGTATATGCTTATTGTTAATGGGAGTAACTTTAACTCCCATTTATATAGTGCAGTTTATACTAAAATTGTTTAGATATGCAAGTTTATTAATATCTTGGATATTAGAAAAAATAATTGTATCACTGAACCTAATTACTGAATATTACGGAACTTTAATAGTTTCTTTACGAAATAAAAAGTAATTTAGGTGCTGTTTCACTAAACGGTAGGGAGACTTACTTGAAACAGGGAGGACGGTGGGCAAATATTTTTGTTTATATATTCATATAAACAGAATAAGGTGAAATATGTCCATATCAGTTTTACTTCCTACTCGTAAAAGAATTCCTTTAATTAAGAAATGTACAGAATCATTACTAGATAATGCTAAAGACCCTAGTAAGATTCAATTAATTTATGGAGTAGATGACGATGATAAAGAAAGTATAGATTTTTTAAAAGATATTAAACACCCTGCTAGATCAGTAATTAAGTTTAAAAGATTAGGTTACGAAAATTTACATAGATACAATAATGCTCTCTCTGTATACGCCCAAGGTACATGGCTCATGATCTTTAATGATGACGCTATAATGGAAACTAAAGATTGGGATTCAGAGATAGGAAAGTTTGATGGCCAATTTAAATTGCTCCGGGTGGAAGAATCCACCGGTCATCCTTATAGTATATTTCCTATCGTACCTTGGGATTGGTTTAGATGTCTAGATCATTTAAGTTTACATGGACAAAATGATGCATGGCTCTCAGAGATTGCTTACATGTTAGATATCATGCAAGATGTAGGAGTTAAAGTTTTACATGATAGAGCTGACATTACAGGAAATAATGATGATGAAATTTTTAAAAGTAGAGTGTATAAAGAAGGGAACCCCAAAGAAGAAGGAGACCTTCATCATCAAAAAATGATCAATTCAAGATTTGCTGATGCTTCTAAATTAGCTTGGTATTTAGATAAAATAGGACAACCTTCTTTACATTGGCAAAAAATTGTTAAAAAAGAAGTAGAGCCTTTTATAAAATTAACTAAAGCTTTTGAAGATTATAGAGGAAAAGGAGCAGTAGGACAAGGATTACAGAATGCAAAAACTCCAGATCAAGGAACAGTTAAAGTCAGCTATTCAGATATACAAAAAAACTAAAGACAAACGTGCGGGTGAAGTAGTAGAACATTTAAATAAGATACTATCTACTTCTGAAGCTCGTAAAACTTTATTACAGTATGCTACACATATATATCCTCAATATAAGGATCCTGCTCATATAAGATTAATTGCTNAAAATCTAGAACTTTTAGAAAAAGGAGAAATTACTAGACTAGCNGTTTTTATGCCACCAAGACATGGAAAGTCAATGTTATGCTCTGAGTTCTTTCCAGCTTGGTATCTAGGAAATAATCCTAATGAATTTGTTATACAAGCTACTTATGCTCAAGAACTAGCAGATGACTTTGGACGAAAGGTCCGTAATCAAATTATTAGTCCAGACTTTAATAATGTATTTCCACATGTGGGCCTTCGAGCAGATTCAACTTCTGTTAAAAGATTCCATACGATGCAAGGAGGAACTTATTCAGCAGTAGGTGCTGGTGGAGCAATTACAGGTAGAGGTGCACATTTATTAATTATAGATGATCCAATAAAAGGAAGAGAGGACGCTGAATCAGAAGTTCAAAGAAGAAATTTAATCGAGTGGTATAAGTCAGTCGCTTATACTAGACTACAACCAGGTGGAAAAATTATTATAATTCAAACTCGTTGGCACCAAGATGATTTAGCTGGACATATCTTAAATGAAAGTAAAGAAGATTGGAAAATTTTAGATTTACCAGCGATAGATGATAAAGGAAATGCATTATGGCCTGAAGCTTATCCGATAGAAGCTTTAGAAAAAATTAAAAGTACAGTAGGACAACGAGTATGGTCAGCTCTTTATCAACAGCAACCTTCAGGTGATGAAGGATCCATTATTAAAAGAGATTGGTGGAATATATATCCAGAAGATAAAATTCCAACTTTATCATATGTTGTTCAATCTTATGATACTGCTTTTAGTACAAAAGATACAGCTGACTTTTCTGCATGTACAACATGGGGAGTTTATACAGAGAGAGATAAAGAAAATAAACCTTACGCTGCCTGTTTATTATTAGACGCCTGGAAACAAAGATTAGAATATCCCGATTTAAGAAAAAGAGCACAAGATGCTTATGAAAAATGGTACCCTGATCAAGTATTAATAGAAAAAAGAGCTTCAGGCCAGAGTTTAATACAAGATATGAGAAGATCAGGAGTTCCTGTAATTACTTATACTCCAGATAGAGATAAGATATCTAGAACGCATTCAGTAGCTTCAATGTTCGAAGGCGGATTAGTGTTTACTTTGGATAAAGATTGGACTAAAAGCGTCATAGAGGAATCAGCAGCTTTTCCTTATGGAAAATTTGATGATATTCATGATACGTGTGTACAAGCTTTATTGCGTATTCGTGATGGCTTTTTAGTCGCTCATCCTGATGATCCCGAAGATGAAGATTATGAACAGAGGAAACAACGGAAACGCAGCAATAAAAACAAACATTATTACTCTTAATAGGTATAGACCTTTAAAAAAAAAAGTTCCTAGTCCTAAAGAGCTAGAAAAAGCACAAAATGATGAAGTAATTAATGCTTTTCATGATGCATGTATCAAGATAACTGATAAAATGGATATTAAAGGATATGCTCTAGTAGCATGGGATGAAAGGGGAACTCCCTGTCTATCGTGGTCTACAGGCCATAATAAAAACCCTATTAGCGAAATGTTACTTCCGACCTTTACACAGTCATGTTTTCAAGGTATACTAAATAAAAAATTAAGTACAACGGAGGACTTAAATGAGTAACCCATTTACTAGACGAGGCAAAGAACCTAATTATACTACTGAAAACTTTAGTGTAAAAGATGTTAAAAAAGCTAATGCTAGATTTTACGAAAAAAATCCTGGATGTATTGAAGATGCAGCGATGATTAAAAAAGCTATGCAGAATCCAGACGATGAAGTAGTACAACAACAAACAAGAATTGAAGAAGAAGCAAAAGACTTCATGAAAAAAATAAATATAACTGGAGGAATATACTAATATGTTTAAATTAGATTTAGATATTCCAACTTACGCAGAATGGAAAGTACAAGTAGAAAAGTTTTGGAAAGATCAACCTGAACAAGCTAAGAAATATCAAGAACAAGTTCAAAAGTTTTGGCAAGATTGGTTTGAAGATGTATTAAAACCCAACTTATTTAATATTTGGAAAAAATAAATTATGACAAAACGTAATCCACCTATTCTTCCACCAGCAGATCCTTTAGGTTCTGATGAATGGCACGATATTCAACAATCAGTGGGTGCGCTTGATACACAAGTAAAAGCTAACGAGAAAAAATCAAAAGAATCAGGTTCTAATTCTTATGCTAGTGAGAATAAGAAAATGATTAAAAAACTCAAGGGGTAATTATGGCTACAAAAGATATTGATATATTTTCAGGACCTGGGAAACATAAAAAAATAATTATCAAAAGAATAAAAAAACTATTTAAAAAGAATAAAAAAAAAGCTGAAGGTCCTACTCACGAAGGTGAGAATGAAGCTGTTTATGATACTAAAGAATCAGGTTCTAATTCTTATCATGCTAATAATTTAAAGCTGATTAAAGATTTAAAAAGGGACGCATAATTATGTCAAGAAAAGAAAACGATGATTTCGTAGCAACGAAAGCTGAAAAGACTTTTGATGACGATGGCAATACTC